ATTCAGAAAATAACCCATTATGGGTTACACTAGCTTCAGCTAGTTCTAATTATGATGCTGATGATATTCTTCAAAGTGAGTGGCAAAACCCAATTCAATTAGAAGGTATTAATGGTGTTGATGGTACTGATGGCGTATCTGTTATTGGAGTTAATGAATATTACCAAGTTACTACAACTAGTACTCCTGTTCCATCTACAGAAAACTTCCCTAGTGGTTGGTCACCAAGTTTATCAGGATTAACCTTTGACCAGGACCATCCTTATTTATGGAATGTTGAAACTACTTCATATTCAAATAGTACTACAAGTCAACCTACAACTCCAGTTATCATTGGTACTTGAGGTCAAGATGGTGCTCCGGGTTCTGATGGTAATGATGGAGCAGATGGTGTAGGAATTGAATGAATTAAAGAATACTATCAGGTAACTAGTAGTGACAGTATAGTTCCTAGTAATTCTGGTTTACCTGATACTTTAGGAAGTTGGATAGAAGTGCCTGGAACTGGTTCTACACCTACTCGAGTACCAACGACTTCTTCAACTGATAGATATTTATGGAATTGTGAAGTATTACATTGAACTAATGATACTAATACAATAACTTCTCCAGCTATTGTTGGTGTACATAGTGAAGATACTATAGTATATAGTTTAGTAGTTAGTGATGATGCTATCATTAGGAATACTAATGTTAGTTCTAATAGATTAACACCTTCTACTCTTACTGTTACTGCAACTAAGCAAATTGGTGCTGCTGCTCCACAATCATATACTGGTGGAACAATTACTTTAACTGCTTACACCGCTGGAGGCTCTATTTCAACTTTCTCTTCTGGAAGTACTATTCCTGATAAAATAAATAATAATGATGTAGTTAAAATTAAGGCTACATTAACTGTTAGTGGTACCGAAGTTGATTCACAAACTATCCCGGTTATTAATTCAGGTACAAATGGTCAAAATGCTGCACCTGTTTATACTGTATGGTTAAGTAATGAAAATCATACTTTCCCAGCAGATAAAGATGGACACCCTATTTCAGGTTCTAATTCAACTACTTCTACAATTTATGTTTATAAAGATGGTGTACGGGTAAGTGCTTCTAACATAAGTATTACTAGTGGTACTGGTACTTCTAGTGGTTTAACAATTACTAGAACTTCAGGAACAAATAATTTAAATATTTCAGTAGATAATGATGCTTCATTAAATGGTTCTAGAACTATTACTATCAGAACTGATTCAATAGATTTCCCTGTAACATTCTCCTATTCTTTGGCAGTAACTGGTGCTACTGGAGAACAAGGGCCACCAGGTTTAGCTGGTTATAATCAAGCTACTATTTATTTATACCAGAGAATGAGCTTGCAAAGCGGTGTTCCTTCTAGACCAAGTCATACTGTTTATTATAAATTTTCTGATGGTGAATTATATGCTAATTCAGATGGTACTGGAGAACCTAACTTAGATGGTTGGTCAAGAGAAATACCTTCTGGTAATTACCCTTGTTACGTAACTTCAGTAAGTGTAGTAAGTAGAGAGGGTATTACTCCAATTGCAGTTACTTCTTCTCCAGCAGTTAATCCTTGGTCAGAAGTAGTTAAATTAGTTCAAGATGGTCAAGATGGTAATGCAGGTAATAAAGTGGCTGTAGTAAATGCTTATCAAAGAGCTGCTACTGCTCCTACTACTCCACCAGATTTAGCTGTTTATACTTTCTTAACAAATGGATTAGCTGCTAAGAATCAAGGGGGTAGCTTACATGGTTGGTCTACTACAATGCCAGCCGATGATGGAAGCAATAATCCTGTTTGGCTAATTTCAGCTGCAGCAAGTTCTGCTGGTACTACAGATGATATTGAATCAACAGAATGGCAGCCAAGAAATGGCAATAACGTAGCTCCTATTAAATATGTACAAAGTGGTACTAATGGTGTTTCAGTTACAGAAGTACATGAATATTATTATGCTTCAACTAGTACAACAGACCCAGGTTCTCAGACAGAGTGGGAAGATGATATACAATCAACTGGCTTTGGTGAAACTAATAAATATCTTTGGAATTATGAAGAAACAATCTTTAGTGACCCTTCTTATAATTCTTCTACTTCTCCAGCAATTATAGCTGTATGGAGTAAAGATGGTGCAGCTGGTAAAGGAATTTCTGCTATAAAGGAATATTATCAAGCTAATAATTCATCTTCACCACCAACTAAACCTACTGAAAGTAGTACTACTGGTTGGACAGAAGTTCCAGGTACAGGCCCTAATCCTAATCCAGTTCCAACTACAGATGCTAGTAATAAATATCTCTGGAACTGTGAGATGATTATTTGAACAGAAGGTGCAGCTACAATTACAGAGCCTGCCCTAATTGGTATGTATACTTCTGATGCAGTAAGTTATAGTGTAGTCCCTAGCGATGATGCCATTATTAGAAATACTAATAACAGTAATTCATTATCTCCTAATTATATAACAGTATCTGCCCTAAAACATATTGGCACTACAACACAGTCATATACTGATGGAACAATTACTGTTTCTTATCAGGTATCAGGAAGTTCAACTTGGACAACAATAACTAAATCAAATAATAGATATACTATTCCTTCAAGTGTTTATGGTACTATCCAGAGATTAAAAGCTACCTTATCTATTAGCGGGGTTGAAGTAGATTCACAGACAATTCCAGTAATAAATACAGGTACTGATGCTACACCTACTTATACAGCATTCTTAAATAATGAAAATCAGACTTTCTCTTCTGACTATCAGGGTTATATTTCTGCAGAGTTTAGTGTTGATTCTGTAATTTATATTTATAAAGGTTCAACTAGATTAAACGCTTCTAATGTTACTTATACTTGTAGTGATAGAGACCCAAATGGTGGTGATGATAATACTTCAACTTGTCACCCTAAAGGTATGGATATTTCTCGTAGTGATAATACTATTACCTTTGAAGCTTTACAAGGTTATAATTTAGCATCTCAGGGTACAGTTACATGTCATGTAACTGCAACTGATGGTTATCAAGTAGATTTAGTATTCTCTTATTCTAAAGCAATAGGTGGTAACCCAGGTACTGCTGCTATAAATCAAGCTGTTGTAATGTTATATACTAAATCAAGTAACCCAGTAAATTCTAGCTATGTACCTGAAAATATTAAATATACTTTCTCTTCAGGCAGTATGGTTGCACCTCCAACAGGTACTGTAGCAAGATATGGTACTACTTCGAATCCATTCTATAATATTAATTCAGCTGGAACAGCTCCATTCTGATATACTGATATACCAGATGGTGATGATGTATGTTATATTACCTCTGGTGTAGCAATTGCTCAAGCTGCAACTGCTACCGTATCAAGTTGGTCAGAACCTAAAGTATTTATTAAAAATGGAGTTGATGCTGACCCTGTTTATTATGTAACTACAGATAATGATAGTCATATATTCCCATCATTAGACGGTAAGGCTTATAGTGGTAGTGATTATTCAACAACTATAAATGTTAAAGCTTGGTCTGGCAGTACACAAGTTGCTTTCTCATCATTTAGTGTAACAAGTACTACTGGTAGTACTAATTCAAGTACTTTAGTTTGGAGTGCTACTGATGGGGCTGATGGTAAAACAAAAATTCTTACTGTTACTCCAGGTACTAATTTAACTACTAATTCTGGTACATTTACTATAACTGGTACTCCTAGTGGTAGTAGTGAATCATTTACTAAAACATTTAGTTGGTCTCTTGGTTTAGTAGGTACTACTAGTTATTGGTTAACAAGTTCAGTAAATGCATTTACTAGAAATATTAATAATAGTGCTAATTCTACAGCAAGAACTTTATCTCCTACTTCTGTAACCTTTAATTCTTATTCAAAAGTTGCAGGTGGTACATCATCGGCATATCGGGGAAGATTTAAATTAGAGAAAAAGAGTAATACCGGTGCTTGAACTTCAATAACTACTAATAATAATTCTGAGTGAACTTATACTTCAATTAATGCTAATGGTAGAAGATTTTCTCCAAGTAATGTAACACTTTTGAGTAATTCAACTACTACTACAGGTACAGGGGTAACACTCGATTTAAATATTACTAAAGATGGTGCTACTTCATCTACAGTAACATTACCGGCTGGGCAATATTATTTAAGTATTCCAGTAACAATGACTACTAGTGCAGCTGCAACTGTTGCTTCAGCTCGGGTAGCAGTTTATTCTGGAAGTACTAGATTATATACAGGAACTGCACAGTCTAAATCAACTACTGCAACCTTAGAAACAAAAACTGTAACTTTAATTTTTACATTAGCAGCACAAACTAGCAATATTAGTTTTAAAATTTATTATACTTTACAAGCAGCAGGTGCTATATCAGTTACTAGTAATACATATTTACAGGATGAAACAACACAATTTAGAATAAGTTTATATGAAGCTGGTGGTACTACTAATCTTTTTGACCAACAAATAATTCCTGTTATCAATACTGGCGCTAACGGTACAAATGGTACTAATGGAACAAATGGTATAAGTGCTGGAATTACTAATCAAAATGAAACATTTATTGATACTATTGGTGAAGATGTTAATTTTAATGCTTCTACTAATACTTCAATAACTGCTTGAGGTTTGAATGGTAATACCGCTACATCTCCAGCAAATGTTTCTGTAACTTATAATGGCACAAATTTATTAAATGCTGATGCATCAGATTTAATTTATGCTAGAGTTGGTACTATTACTACTGCTGGTGCTCCTGCTCCTATAACTATTACTTTTAATACTGGATTCCCTGGAAATACTGGTAGTTCAAATGATATTAATTCTGGTGTTATAACTATTGGATTTACTGTTTCAGGAAAATCATTTAGTTTCCCTTATACTTTCAGCTTAGTATATGAAGGTAAATTCCCTGTTGAATCAATGCCAATTTATATCATGGCATTACACGGATTAAAAGACCCTAATAGTTCTCTCATAGATTGGGTACCAACTAAACCTACTATAAAAATTGTTAATAGTAATAATGCTGGTATAACTTCTGATACTTTCGCTCAGGCTGGTTATAATATTAATGATTATTGGTCAATTAAGAGACAAGAATATGTTCAACCTATTAGAAAATCAGGTACACCTGACCCTGGTTCTGAAGGTTATGTATTTAGTTGAGATTATTATGATTATTATGAATATTGGACTTGTACTCAAACTGAATATAGCGATTCTTCTGTTAAATGGTCTGACCCAGTATTAGACGATGGGTTAAACGGTATACAATTAAGTGTAACAGAAACATCTGTTAATTTAGATGTAGCAGAGGATAAAATAGCTAGTAAAGTAGATTCTACTACTTACGAAAAAGATATTACAAATGGTGAAACAGGTCTTCTCTATAGAACATCACAAGTAGAACAAACAGCTGGAAATATTACTTCATTTGTTGGTGCTTATTATGATAATTATGATAAAGATGACCCTGAAGCTAAAAACTTAGCCAGTTTATTTGCACAAACAGAAGAAGATGTTACCTTAGCATTTAAACAATATGTAGATAATGGCCCAGGTGATGATGGTGACCCTAATAATAATAGTTCAAAAACTATTGGTGGTACCATTAAACTAGATTTATATACACCTACTTCAGGTACTCGGTATACAAGAATAACTCTTGGTTCGAGTACTAATAGTATGAAAGGTGTATTTACTAATAGGTCATTGGAATTTATTGATACAAGTATTAATACTGGCCAACAAAACCCATCTGGTATATCTGGTTCTAAAGTTGCTTGGATAGATTCAGATGACGGAGGTACTTTAGGTGCTGCAAACCTTAGTATAGGTAACCCTAATGACTCTCAAATTGGAGAAAGATGAAATATAAAAACAAGGTTAAATGGTACTCATTTAACATTCACTAGACACAGTAGTTAAGGAGGAAATATTTAATGGCACTAAAAACTGTTACAATACCTTCATCAGGGAATATTTATGGTAGTAATGGTCACCATGAATTTAAATTAGTAGTAACTGAAGAAAGTACCGATACTAATACTAATAAATCTACTATGTCGTATACTTTTAGTATTAAGGAAAAGTCGGGTCATAGTGGTTATGTATGGAATGGTTGGGGTACCAGTATTTCTTATTCAGTAGTTATTGGTGATAAAACTTTTACTGGTTATATACCTAATTATACAGCAGATAGTTCTAGTACGTGAACAACAATTTCTTCTTCAAGTAGTGGTTTTACTATTGACCACTCAACTGATGGTACTAAAACTATTTCAATTAGTTTTAGTGTATCAGATACTACTGGTAAATCTTATACTTGTGGTACTGCTTCTGGTTCATTAAGTTCTTGAGCATTAACTACTATTCCTAGAGCAAGTACTTTATCACTTTCAGCTTCTTATATTTTAATAAATAGTTCAAATTATTCTAGTGGTAATTTAATTTGTACTGTAACGAATCTTACTGGTAAATATACATCATTAACTTGAAGAGTATCTGGTGTAAAACCAGATGGTTATTCAGCTACCAGCGCTTGACAAACTCCTTCTACTCAACCTGGTACAAATTCATCTAAAACAATTAATATTTCTTTCGAATCGATTCTAAAGGCTGAGAAAAATATTATTTCAAACTGTATAGTAGAAGTTTTAGTTACAACATATTCTGGTACTACTGCTACGGGTGACCCAATAGGTACAAATACTTCAACTTGTAATTATGATATAACTGCTTCTTCAATGAAGCCAAATGTATCATTTAATACTACTGGTGATATTGCTTACGTTTTAACAACAAATTACCGTGTTACTGGTTCTGGTGCTATTACTGTACCTGTCTGTGGTTATTGTACACTAAAACCTTATGGGTGGACTACTAGTGGGTGAAATAGTTGTACTACAGTTACTAAGTTAACTGTTTCAACTACTTCTCCTACTAATTACCCAGCAGCTACAGTTACTAATTTTAATGTTACAACACGGTCTGGCGCTTTAAATAATTCTTATACCAACAATGGTAGTACTGTATATGGTATAATTTCACCAGTAACTACTACATATCGGGATAGTTATGTTTTAACTATTGTTTTAACAGTTACAGATTCTAGAGGCACAACTAATAGTGCTACTACTACAGTAACAGTATATAGTTATACCCCACCTACTTTATCATTACAAGCTAAAAGAGCAACTATTAATACTAATACTAATGAAGTTACAGAAGATGCAGCAGGTAACTACATTATTGTAAAATATTTTTCTATTTTGGGTAGTAGTTTAAATAGTAATAATGCTGTAACTAATACTTGTACATGTACTATAGGTAACAGTACAACTACCTTACCTTCTGGAGATACTGCTAGTTCTGGGTGAACTCCAATTTCTTGGCAGAGTGCTAGGTGATATTATCACATTTTAGATAGTACTAGTTCTGCAACTGTAACTTTATCAACCGTAGATAAAATAATATCAACTGCAGTTACTACCAAGGCTTATATATCAGTAGCTAAATATCCGCTTGATTTATATGATAATGGAGCTGGAACTGTTGGTGTTGGGTTAGGCACTTTAGCCGAATCTAAATTTGTAAAATCTGCACTGCCAATAAAGACATCTTTTAAAGATAGTATAGCAATGGGTAGTTATCAAGCAACATCAAATACTGTATCTGATTTATGTAATGAATTAAGGTACTCTAGTGGTTGTAGTGGTTCTGCAAATATTACTACTCGGTTAACATATAGCAGTAAAGTTGTTATAAATACTGGGTGATATAATTTTATATATTCTCCTCATAGATTTGGTGGTTTAAGTGGAGAACCAGCTTCCTCTGATAGCGATAATTATAAATATGGTACTCTTATTTTAACAGGAATGAATAATAGTAATGGTTCTTTTGTGATAAGAATACAAGATGCTTCTCCTTATTATCAAAGAATAACTAAAATTTATACTACAGATTGGACTCCAGCTAATGATACAACTAATTTAATAAATTTAATATACCCAGTAGGTTCTATTTATATTTCAACAAGTTCTACTAACCCAGGAACTACCTTTGGAGTTGGTACTTGGGTAGCATTTGGCCAAGGTAGAGTTTTAGTTGGTGTAGGTACTGGTACAGATTCAAATAGTGTATCACAATCCTTTAGTGCTGAAGGTACTGGTGGTGAATATACTCATCAGTTAACAACTACAGAGATGCCATCTCATACCCATACTATTGAAGATTCAACAGGTCAAGCTAAATCAGAAGCTTATAATGGTTCTGGTGCAAGGTCTTGGGAATTGTTAGATATTGGTAATTCTGGTGGTACAAATAGAGCTTTAAGAGCTAAGGCTACTGGTGGTGATGGATATCATAATAACGTACAGCCATATATAGCTGTTTATATGTGGAAACGTACAGCTTAATAATAAAAGGAAGTGAGTAGTCTTTGTCTAACATTTCATTAGAAAATCTTTCTGAACAGGAAAGAGCAGCAGTAAATAAAATATTAAAAGAACTCTCAGCTGGTGGGAGTTCTTTGCGGTTGAATTCTCTTCTTTATGCTGACTATAAAGAAATACCTGTAGATATAATAACTTTTATAGAAGATGATAAATATTTAGGGTATGCCTGAAAAGATAATGAAGGTAATTCAAAACTTTATCCTTATTGGGCAAATGTATTAAAACAAATCTTCCCTGACCCTTTTACTACCTCAGTTAATAACTTAATTGAATCGGGTGCTCGTGGTCTTGGTAAATCAGAAATAGCCGTAACTGTAGCAGCATATCTTATGTATAGAGTTATGTGCCTTAAAAACCCTATTGACTATTATGGCTTAAAACCTACTGAAAAGATTTGTTTTGCCTTTATGAATATCACTAAAGACTTAGCAGAAGATATTGCTAATAGTAAATTCCAAAATACTATTAAATTATCACCTTGGTTTATGAATAGAGGTTCTATGGTAGGTAGAGAAAATATTCTATGAGTACCACCTGACTATATTCAGATAATTATTGGCTCGCAGGCTAGTCATGTACTAGGTCTACCTATCTTCTTTGCTTTCTTTGATGAAATTTCATTTATTAGAAATCAGGACATAGATAAACAAAAGGCAAAAGCTATTGATATGATAGATACTGCGATAGGTGGTATGAAAACAAGATTTATTAATAGAGGTAAATCACCAACATTATTAATCTTGGCTTCTTCAAAGAGAAGTGAAAAATCTTTCTTGGAAGTTCATATGAAAAAGAAACTTGAATCTGAGAAAGAAAACGTAATTATAGTAGATGAACCTGTATGGAATATTAAACCTGCTAGTACTTATTCAGGAAAGAAATTTAAAGTTGCTCTTGGCAATAAATTCTTAATGTCACAGATTATTCCTGATGGTGATAATATTGATATATGAAGAGATAAAGGTTATACTATTATAGATGTACCAGTAGAATTTAGAGCTGATTTCATGGATGATATAGAGAGGGCACTCTGCGACTTTGCTGGTATTTCATCTTCTGAAATCACTAAGTATATTTCTGGTGCTGCTGTATCTGAAATTAAAAATGAAACTATGGTTAACCCGTTCACTAAAGATATTATTGAAATAGGTAATGCCCCAGATGATAAATTACAGTACTATGATTTATTTGATATATCAAAGGTACCTCAAGAATTAAAATCTAAACCTTTATTTATTCACTTAGATATGTCTGTATCTGGAGACATGACTGGTATTGCTGGGGTATGAATTACTGGTAAAAAGCCAGCTACTGAAGGGGTAAATCAGGCAAATGACTTATCTTTCAGATTAGCCTTTTCTGTTTCAGTAAAAGCACCTAAGGGTTACCAAGTATCTTTTGAAAAGAATAAGAACTTCATTTACTGATTAAAAGAGAGAGGGTTTAAAATAGCCGGAGTTAGTTCTGACTCGTTCCAGTCTGTTGAAACTGGCCAGGTATTAACTTCAAGAGGTTATAAATACGAAACTATTTCTGTAGACCGTGTTGACCCTCAAACACATATATGTAAACCTTATCAGTATTTCAGAACAACAATTTACGAAAAGAGATTACAGATTTATAACTCAACTACTTTAATAGATGAAATTATAAATCTTGAGAGAAATATTAACACAGGTAAGGTCGACCACCCAGATGGGTTTAGAAAAGACGTATGCGACGCGGTATGTGGAGCTATCTGGAATGCTTCACAACATGCAGAAGAATTTGCTTACAATTATGGTGAATCTTTACAAACTGCAGTAGATTTCAATGAATCCTTTAATACTACCGACATAATTAAGGATTTTGAAGAAAGTTTAAAAAAGAGGCCAGAAAATGTAGCTAAATATATTGATTTTGGTTTTGGCCCAGCTCAAGAAATATTTGGGTCAAATGACGGAGTAATAATGTGGTAGGAGGAAATATATGCCTGATAACGAAAAAACCGCTTTTTCAAATATAGATTATAATAACGTTACCGTATCAAAACCGTTACCAGATAAATTAAATTCAATTGATACTGATGGTATTTTATTCGATAATATCATCACAGCATCAAGTGAGCACGACTTAAATGTTCCTGCTATCAATTCATTTAATAGTGTTTCAAGAACTAGAGATAATATTTATGATATGATAGATACCATGGCTCAGGATGCTACTATTTCTGCAGTACTTGATATTTATGCTGCTGATGCTTGTGAACCTAATGACCAAGGTCAGATTGTATGGGTAGCAGCAGAAGATGAGAAAGTTGCTAAGGAAGTAGAACATTTACTTGACGCTATGAGAGTAGATAAGAATGCTTTTGGTTGGGTTTATTCTTTAATTAAGTATGGTGATTTATATTTAAGACTTTATAGAGAGTCAGAATATAACGACCCTATTTTTGATACAAAGAAGATTAATGCTAAAGAACAATTAAATGAAAATGTAATTGTTAAAGCTTATTCTAAAAATGACCGTTATGCAGAATACATGGAAATTAATAAGAACCCTGCAGAAGTTTTTGAACTTACTCGTTTTGGTAAAACAGTAGGTTATATTAAAACTCATATTCATAAGGTGGACCCAGATGATACTTTAGGAGCTGCTTTTAGTCAATTCAATTATACTTATAATTTTGACTTAAATGATGTAGATGTATTCAGTGCTACAGAATTTGTCCATGCTTGTCTTGAAGATAATTCAGGTAGAACTACAGAAGAAGTAAATATTACTTCTGATGATACTAACGTTACTGCTACTTATTCAGTAAGAAGAGGCCAGTCATTACTCTATGATGCTTTTAAGACTTGGAGAGAATTAACCTTATTGGAAGATGCTGTACTCTTAAATAGAATCACAAAGTCTGCCTTAGTAAGAATTGTTTCTGTAAACGTAGGTGATATGGAAAAATCTGATGTTCGAACCTTATTACAGAGAATTAAGCAGATGATTGAGACTAAGGCTGCAATTAATGTTGGTAAATCTATTACAGATTATACTAATCCAAGTGCAGTTGAAAATACTATTTATGTTCCAGTACATGGTGAAACTGGTGCTATTTCTACTCAGAATTTAGGTGGAGATGTAAACGTTGGAGATTTAGTTGACCTTGACTATTGGAAGAACAAATTAACTGGTTCATTATCTATTCCTAAGCAGTACTTAGGTGATACAGATGATTCAACTGGCTTCAATGGTGGTACTTCATTATCGCTTATTTCAAGCAGATATGCAAAGACAGTTAAGAGAATTCAGAATGCTTTCATTCAGGCCATTACTGATGCTATTAACTTATTACTCTTCGATAGAGGTTTAACTGAATATATTAATAAGTTTACTATTAAGATGCAGCAACCTACAACTCAAGAAGAGAAAGATAGAAAAGAAAATATGGCCAATACTATCAATACAATTCAGACTATTATGGGTTTATTGGATTTAGTTGAGGACCCTGTCTTAAAGTTAACTATTCTTAAATCATTATTATCTGACGCTATCTCCGACACCACTGTTATTCAGGCTATTCAGGACCAAATAGATATGATTGAAGCTAGCAATGAAGAAAATGAAGAAACTGCAGAAAATGAGTTCGCAGAAGATGAATTAGGAGACCTTGATTTAGGTGGAGGTGGAGGAGACTTCGGTGGTGGAGATTTTGATTTAGGTACACCTGAAGAAGAAGGTTCAGCCCCAACTTCAGCTGAATTCGAAGTACCTGAGGCTCCAGCTGAAGGATTTGAAACAAATAATGGTGGGTCAGAAATCTTAAATGAAGATAATGACCTTCCATCATTCTATGATATGGGTATTTCTTACGACGAGGTAAGATAAAAATATAAATACTAAGTTGATTATATCAAATAGGAGGTTTTATGGCTTTACAAAAGTCAGATGTTGTTTTATTACTTACAGAATTACAAAATAGAGGCATTGATGTAGATAAAGAGATTTCTTTAACTATAACATCTCAATATATTCCAGTCGAGGCTTTAAAGGTTATTAATGATAATAGAAACCTTGACTTATTAAAGTTCTATGAAAAATTAAGAAACTCTTATAATAAGAAAAGAAGTAAAATGTACATTAATATTATGAAGAGCGATGAACATATAATTACAGATGCTAAAACTATATTAACTACATTAACAGCCCTATTAAATCAAATATTACAGTTTGAAACTGATGATAGACCTATGTTTTTAAGAGCTGCAAGAGCAGATGAAATTACAGAGGTCTTACGAATTTATTTTAAATCATTTAATATTGAACCTGCTTATAAACTTTTATCGTTAATTAAAGCAGATATTAAGTGTTTAGAATCAATTAGATAGAAAATGTAAAATTTTCCTAGTTATCTGTGCTAAATTATATATAAAATAAACGAATCTTTAATAAGGAGATGAGTAAATGATTAAGAATGAGGATTTCCAGTATAAAACCGTTAAAGATAATCCAGCCGTTTTAGGTACTTTAGAAGGACCAGTGGCTGATATTACTAATGGTACTAGAAATGGTAGAAAATATTCTGAAGAACTTTGGCAAAAGGCTTTTGAGAATGATATTGTTAAAGAGCAATTTGCTTCAGGTGGTTTACTCGGTGAATTAAATCACCCAGTAGATAGAGAAGAAACAGATTTAGAAAAAGTAGCTATTTGTATGCCTGCTCCACCTACCAAGAAAGATGGAAAGCTTTGGGCTAAATTACATATTCTTGATACTCCTTGTGGAAGAATTTTAAAGACTTTATGTGATTATGGTTATAAGATTGGTATTTCATCTAGAGGTACAGGCGACGTATATGATGATGTAGATGGTGAAAGAGTTGACCCAGATACATATCAATTAAATGCTTTCGATGCAGTTATTATCCCTGCAGTTAAGGAAGCCAGACTTGAAATGGTTACAGAATCTTTACAGCCTAAGAAATCTTTAAAGATGGCTCTTACTGAGTCTCTTGAAAAGGCTACTGAATCTGATAGAAAGATTATGGAAGAAACATTAGCAAGTCTTAAGTTAGATGAAGGTTTTAACCCTCGCATGAAGTTATGGGCAACTATTGATGAGTGTATTGATGAATTAACAAGACAAGCCAATGGTGACCCAGACCCAGATGATATTGGTGATTTCTTACAAGGCGCAATTAGTCATTGTAGAGAACTCGCTGATTCATATAGTGTATTAGTAGAAGAAATGGAATGTGACAGCGAAGGCTGTACAGATACAGAGAAGGAAGAAGAAGCTCCTGCTGAAGAAGTTGGCAATGCCAAGCCAGAGGAAGACAAAGAAGACAATGAAACACTTGTTGCTGAGTTTAAAGAAGCTTTAATGAATTCTCAAAGATTAGAAAAAGATAATTTATCCCTTCAGGAGCAATTATCAGTTTGCAATGCAAAAGAGAAGAGTTTAGAAGAAGAATTGGCTAAGTATAAAAAGGCCATAATTAGTTTAAGTGATAAGGCTAAAACTATTAAACCTTTACAGGAAAAGTTAGATAACGCCTTAAATGAGAACTTAACTAAGGATAAAGCTATCAAATCTAATGCCTGTAAATTACAGTTATTAACTCGGCGTAAGACTCGGTTGAGTGAGCAGCTTAAAGAATCTAAGAGTAAAGCTGATGATTTACAAACTCAGATTAATTCATTAAATGAGGAACTTAAGAAAAATAAGACTCAATTATCTAATACTGTTAACACAGCTAATAGATATAAGAAAGAATTAACAGAGGCTAAAAAAGAGTTAGTTAGTGCCAAGGCTACTGCTTATGGTATTTCAGAGAAAACATTAACTCAAAAACTTGGTGAATCATACAAGTTAAAAGAAATTGATTCGATTTGCGAAGATTTAAGAAATTATAAGTCACAGGTTAATAAATTACCATTTAGAGTATCTTCAGATACAAAGATGAGTATTACTCCTGCTCAGAACATTACGAAGAAGGGTGCACCTGATGACGATATTAGTTCTTTACTTCAGCTATTACAATAAGAAAGAGAGACTTAAAAAACAATGGCAACTTTATTAGAAAATTATAAAGGTCGTTTATCCATTGCTGAAAAATATTATGCACAGCAAAATGCTGGTAAGAAGTTAAGCAACGCTAAGAAATTAGTCACAGCAATGTGTATCGACAACACAGCTCGTTTCATCAATGAGCGGTTCGCTAACTCTGTAGGAACACAGAGAGCAGATTTAGGCAATTAAATTATAGTGCGTTTATAAAGTAATTTATAAATAAAGTTTACTAAAGTTGTTTGGTGTGATATAATAATATTGTGGGACAGCAGGTTGCAAACTGTTTCTAATCCCTACACAGATTAGATTACCACTTTTTATACATTAACTTAGTGTAGGAGGTTAATAAATGTATGGTTATATCTATAAGACTACGTGTTTAGAAAATAATTTAATTTACGTAGGTCAAAAGAAATCATCTAAATATTTAGGTCAAAAATATTTAGGTAGCGGAAAAATTCTTAAACAAGCCATTAAAAAATATGGTAGAGAAAAATTTAAAGTAGAATTATTAGAAGAATGTAATACTTTTGAAGAATTAAATCGAAGAGAAATTTATTGGATAGAAAAATTTAAAAGTACAGAAAAAGAAATAGGTTATAATATTACTACTGGTGGGCAAGGAACATCTGGAGTTGACCCTGGTTATCATCAAGGTATGAAAGGTAAACACCAGTCAGAATACCAAAAACAAAGAGCAAGAGAATCAATAGATAAAGTAAAGAAAACTTTAAATACCCCTGAAATTAAATTAAAGTTGTCTAATTCTGCTAAGAAAAGGACAAAAAATAGAATTACTAATGGTGGTTATATTGGTATCAATAAAGATAATAAATATATTATGGTACCTAAAGATGAACTTGAGAAATATTTAAACGATGGTTATTCACTAGGTGGTATGCCAAAAAGTGAAAAAACTAAAATTGAAACTAAAAAGAGGTATTCTGAAGGTAGTTATATCCATAAAGAAGATAAAGTAAAATTTGTTAATAATTCACTTTTAGAAAATTATTTCGCTGATGGTTGGGAATTAGGTAAAAAGCCTAAAGACCAATATAAATCGATTCACCATAAATATTTTTAGTAAATGAAACACCCGGTGAATTCATGGGAAGTCCTAATTAGATTAAGCAGATATAATTAGGAAAATCATGAGCCAAGCTTAACCTTTCATTATCCGCCATTATAATGAATTAAAAAGGTTTTGAAGGTGCAACGACTATCGAAAGTATAACCAAAGAGAAATACTTTGGCGAATAAATGAGTAGAGTACACTTGATAAAAGTGGAAGTGCCGTGGTAACCTATTAGGGCTGATGCTTAATAGGTTAATGATATAGTCTGAACTATATGGTAACATATAGATTAACAAATTTGATTCAAACAGTTCTGCTTAGATATTACTACATTAACAGTTCCTAACTTAATCGTTAACGACTTATTCATGGTCGTACCAATGAGTTCATTCACTGGTTATTTAACTTATATGCGTTATGCATTAGGCACACCTAAGGGTGGAGCTGGTGGCGAAAAGGAAGCTGACCCATTCCAGAACGCTATGTCAGTATATGGCGGAGACAATTGGAATGCTAACAATGTCATCAATGACCCATTCACTGGTTTAGGTGTTATGGATAAGCCAAGAGCTGCTTACACTGGCGAAAGAGTTGTTGAAACTGTCGCAGAAGGTGAAGGCCCATCTTGGACTCCAGTTGTTGGCAAGGTAGAATTTAAGGCTACTGATTCTTCTGAAGACTGGACAGAATTAACTCCAGATTCAGAAGGTAAGGTTGCTGCACCTGGTGCTGGCAAGCTCCGTTACGTTTATGACAATCAGTATATTCCTCAGAAGGCTTTACCAACAGTAGTTGGCCGTATGGCTGCAATTTCATTAACAGCTAAGGCTCGCAGAATTGCTGTTTACTACAGCCAGATTGCTGCATTCCAGGCAAAGACTGACTATGGTATGGACTTCGAAAGCCAGATTGCTCAGCAAGCTCAGGCTGAATTACAGTATGAAATTGATGCTGAAGCAGTATTCATGGTTAAGGATGCAGCTGATGCTGCTCCTGCAGAAATGAAGGTACAGTGGGTTGATGAAGAATTAGATACATTAGCTTACAGCTTAAAGGCTGAAGGTTTCGCTCGTAAGATTGAACAGGCTAAGATGGCTATCTATAAGAGAACTGGTAAGTTCATGCCTAACTGGATGTTAGTTGGTCCAGAGGTAATGCCTATCTTAACATTCGTCAAGGATTTCCAGGCTTCAAGCAACACAATCGCTAATGGTCCTTACATGGCTGGTACAGTAGCTGGCTTAAAGGTATTCGTATCTCCAGTTCTTGGTAAGGAATGCATCTTAGGTGTCTTAGGTGCTGATGGCAAGACTGCTACAGGTGTCTATGCTCCTTATATGCCAATCGTTCCTACTCAGTTATTAGGCTTCGCCGATGGCACAATGTCTCAGGGATTCTCAACTTTATATGATATGAAGATTTTAAATGATACTTTAATTTCTGTAATTGAAATCTCTACAGGCAATGACCATGCTGCAGTAGATGTATTTGAAGAAGCTTCAGTCTAATCTAGAGTTTAACAAATACTTTTAAAGAGAGTACTTCGGTACTCTCTTTTTTTAGTTTACCTTTTACGATTTATAATATATAATAATAATGTAAATAAAAAGAGGTAAAGGTTATGACTAAATATTTATTTATATTAAGAGATATTTCACCAAGTGAATTCACAGATGATGAAGAAGAAATGGAAGAAATTGAAGCTCATAATTGCTGTGAATGTGAGATAATTTGTAAATCAGTATATGTTGATGAAGACCCTGAACACAACTACTATGATATTAGATTTGACGATGGCTTTGAACTTTATGGAATTAGTGGTTATCATCTTTTATAGGAGAGGAGAATAAAAATTGTGAAATACGAATTGAGACATAAAAACTTAGAAAATGAAATTTATAAATATGATGATTTAGTTTTATCAACTACATGGGGACCTACTTATACTTTAAATGAATTAAAAAAGCTTAAGACCAAGTTAGAAAATGACCCTGATAATAAAGGTGTGTTCTATATTAAGGAGGTTTAATAATGAAATTAGTTATTAATGTAGATTACGGTGG